ATCATCAGTCATTTGAGCCAAGTCAGGCGGCAAAGTATGGCAGTCCGTATTTGTGCCAATTGGAATGTTATCTAACATGTTTTGCATAAAAACCTCTTTAATTGATTAACTTAACTTAACTTAACGCTTTACACCCGTTTAATTAGAGTGTAAAGCGTTAAGTTTATTTAATTATTATTTGTAGTGATCGATGATAAAGCTGTGCTGACAGTGTATTGAGAACACCCGAAGATTTTTGAAACCTGTAATTGCGTCATTCCTTCACTTACCATTTTAATCATCTCTATTTTTTGTTTGTCATTGTATTTAGTGTTAGCGCTTTTGTCTCCGCGAAGTAATTTATTCCGGTTGCTTCTATCTAAAAGCTCATCACCTCTAATCCCTTGCCTATAACGCCTGTAAAGCGTTGTTTGTGGCACAGAGTATTTCCTAGCTATATCAGAAAGCGTTAGCATTTCACCTTTAAACTCTATAACTTCCACGTTTTTCCTATTCAAAGCCTGCTCTCTATTTGTTGCCCACCTACAGTTTCCAGGGGAATAGCCTTTATTTCCGTCAATTCTATCTATGGTTCTTCCGATTGGTCTATTACCCATATCAGACAAGAAGTTTTCAAAGCTAAACAACCACCTCTCACAGACTTCAATGCCTCTTTCTCCATAATGCGGGTAACTGTCGTTATTATCGTTGTAGCACCTAGCCTTCATGCACTTCCAAGACGTATACGCGCCGCTAGTATTTTTAACCGTTCTGTTACCATGTGTGGTTCGTCTCTTATTAAACATAAAACCTCCTAGTTATTTCTAGCAATGGTAACCGTTAGTGTCGATAATGGCAAAGCTTATTTAATTATTCGCTCAAGACAATCGCCTTGTAGTAACTTAATCACTATAATGTTCTCCTGTCGGGCCGTTGTGAGAGATGATATCAATTCGTTCTTCTGACTCCGGCCATACCGTTTCTAAGCCCCATAGCTTAGATTGATACCAATCAGCTTTGTCAATATCTTGCTTTAAATCGCCTTTGTTGCCTGCTCTAATACGGTACTTCAAGCAATTGCCTTTTAGAAAGCCCCTAAATTCCTCTGGCGTTAAGCACTTCTCAATCAGGTCGATGCTCTGCTCACCAGGGAACAAGTCATAATGCTTTGGGTTGTTAACTGCGTCATGTTTCATTTGTCATGCCTTTTATCTATTATGCTCTTAGCTTCGTCAAACCCATTAGCAACTAAAGCCGTATGGCCGCAACCGTTTAGGTAATCAATCCAACTAGACTGCTCTGGTGATAGCTTGCCGCCCTTAACTCGCTTCATCTCTATCCATAGAAGCCATTCAGGTATAAACAAGTCAGGGACGCCCTTACGGACGCCCTCGGCTTTTAGCATAGTGGCGGTGATAACATTTCTGTTACCACCATTAGGAACTGCAAATATTTTGACCTTTGGATATTGCAGTTCAAACCACTTAACGAACATTTTCTGCTCTTGGTGTTCGGTTAGCATTTAAAATTGCAAATCGTCATCGAACTCAAAATTAGGCTCTACCATCGGCGGTTGATTCTGTTGCGCTGGCCTTTGTTGCTGCTGCTGTGCTGGTCGCTGTGCTTGCTGTTGCGGCTGGCCTTGGCTGGCTTGTGCAATATACCCACTGCCTTCAAGCCTTGCATTATCCATCATTAGCTTAGTGTATTTACCGCACTCGCTGACTTCAATCTTAAGCTTCTCAGCAGTCAAAACAATGAAGTTGCCTTCCACTATCGTTTTACTATAATGATCAATATGCGCTGGGCTAGCAGCAAACAGCATTGCACTATAATTTGTATATGACTTTTCGCCAGTTTTATAGTCTTTAATTACCTCTGACAGCTCAACGATAAACATTGTTGATTGCCCGTCTTTACCTACACCAGATTTGATATAGGGTGCTTTTCTTAATTCGCCGTGTACTATGTGCATTTGTTATTCCTTAATAGTTAATAGTTATTTTAATAGAAGGCTAGATTTGCCTTTTTCTAATTTAGCACCTGGTACATCTACACCTTCTTTTAGTGCTTTTTTTATTGCCACTTTATCAGCTTGTATTGATGTTTTTATGCTAACAAATTCATCTGGCAGCATGTCCATATCAACAATTGAAACAATGTCGCTTGGCTTTCTTAATGATGCTGTGAATAACTCGGATGATATCTTGCTTACCCCTGAGTGCTCCATGTTGAATCTAAGATAATCCTTTAATTTATCTGTTTTTGCTGTCATGGATTTTTTAATATTTGTTAGCCGCTCAATCTCAGAGCTAACGGCATTAATGTCTGCTTGCCAGTTTGCAGAGAGCGCCATAATAGCAACCCCCTTCTCTTCAAATTCAACAAGCATACCATCAAGCGTATCAGCCAGCGTGTCTGGATCTAAATCATCCATATCATGTAGCTTTTTTATATCCGATGTCATTTTATATAGCTGCATTGTCTTTCTCCAGTTTAGCTTTAATTAAATCTTTGGCTTTAGATAGTTTGAGTTGCAGTGACTTATCCTTTAACTTGCGAGCTAGCGATTTGTAAAGACCCTCAAGTTCGCTCAAGCTTCTAGCTTCATTTATCTGGCCAATCACCTTGTCAAATTCATCGGTCAACTCCTGAGCTTGCTTGGCGCGTTCAGCATCTTTATCTGATGCGTTTTGTATTGCTTGTTCGTTCTCAACTTCTTGCAGATAATTTCCATCATCAAACATGCCCATGTAAACATCTGCCGCAAATCCGATTTTAGATAATGCCTTACATAACGTGTTGGTCTCAACTTTTTTAGCGTAGTCTGTATCAACATGGCCGTTTTTACTGACGACTTCCACCGTATTTGTAATTGGGAACTCATTCCTTACGCCATCTAAAACATAAAAGAATGTAGCTGTATGTATTGCCAGCCTAAACTCATTCAGTAAACTATAATCAAATTCGCTGGTAGATAGCCCAAAGCCTGCTCCGTACGATCCCAAATGTTCTGTTGCCAGCATAATTAAATACTGAGGTGATGTGGCAGTATAGCCTCCCCTCATTGATACTTTTTTAGTATATTTTGTTTCTGGTGTTTTAACTTTATCCCAAAGCTTTAAGTTTTCTTTGCTCATCTTATTCACTCCCTACTGTCATTAAGCGGATGTTTGTGGCGCTTTCCAAGTCAACCCACTGACCCTGAGAGATGCTAAATATACCTTGTCTCTCGTCATATATGCCTGCGTGATGGCGATTGCAGCCTCTACCATCAAACGTATAAGCAGCACCATCAACAAGTTCGACGGGTGCGGGTGTTATTGTGCCGATTTTACGCTTAGATTCTTTGATTAGCTTCCATTCCCAACAACCGCCCTTCACAGGGTGTTTTTTTGAACCATCAATTGATATGAGTGAATCTACGTACCAATAGATGCCCTCATCACTAAACTCATAAACCCCGCCAATTTGATAAACCTGCCCTTCATGCGTTACTGTTTTAATTTCACTCATATTTCCATCTCCCGATTAATTGAGCCGTAACAATACACGTAACTTTTATTAAACGCAAGTGTATTTATATATATTGACAATATTAAATAACTTGCTATTATCAGGGCTAAATTAATCAACGAGTAACAATAATGACAAAGTCAGTCCAGCTAAACAAAAACATACACGCTAAGTTAAAGGCGCTATCAGATAAGCGTCGAGAAGATGGCCGTCACGACTATTCAATGGCTCAGATAATGAGCGAATTAGTTTTGAAGCTACACGCCAAGGAGTTTAAATAATGGATAAGCTAATCACAATAAAAGTAACCAATGACAAAACTGGTGAAGTAGTAAAAGAATTTAACGGCATGAGTGAACGCAAAGCACAAAAGGTTTATACAGGGCTGCTAATGCAAATGAATTTAGGTGAATTTACCGCTCATTGGGTTGAAGAACTAAACAAGGCTAAGGCGCAATAATGGATAAGCAAACCACCCTAATTAACAAAGCCACCAGCACCGAAGACGGTAAGCGCCTATGGGGATTTATCACTAAATTCCTAGCCGCTACTGATAAGCCGCTTAAAATCACAATCGAGGAATTAAGCGATACTCGCAAGCTAGCACAAAACAAGCTAAATTTTATGTGGTGTGGTGAAGTCGCTAAACATGTGTTTATGACACAAGGGATTGTATGCAGCTCTGAAGACATACACGAATTGATTGCACGTAAGTTATTGCCATTACGAGTTGTAGCCATTAACGGCGAGACAATCATCTATAGAAGCGAGACAAAGACACTGTCAATTAAAAAGTTTAGTGATTACTTGGCAAGATTTGAGTATTACGCATCAGAGCAGCTAGGCGCTAAATTATCGCATCCTGAAGACTTGTATATTGTCGCATTAATGAAAGGGGCGGATAAATTATGATAAGCAAAGGCCATAGCAAAACGGCGTTTGAAAAAGAATGGCTGGAAACAGTTGTTGAATATGCAAACGAGTCATATTTTTTATCTAATATGTATGGGCATATAACTAGCGACTATTCACAATTTGAAGTTGATCATATTCTTGGCGCCAAAACTAAACGCAAGATTAATGGCATTTCGTGGCGTGTTGGTGAGTTGGCTATTATGCCTATTCCGTTCTCTTTACATAGTGTGATGAGCAAGCACCCATACAACAGAACGACTAACCCAGGTAAATACCGCTCAGTTTTTGGGCATGAAAAACAAGTATGGCTAAATATGATAAGAGCTATGCAAAACGACGGGTATGATATCCCATTTAGTGGGTCAGTAATTCAAGCAATAATAAGGTAGGTATAAAACATGAAGCCGATTAAATTCATGACAACCCCATTCAGCCCAATCGTATACCACGATTTAAGCTCTTACATGTCGGACATAGGTGAGCGTATAGGTTCAGCACCTAATCGTAGCTACATGCATCACAGAAACCAGTCTGGCTATACTCGTATAAGACAAACACGAAGCATGATCATAGTTGAATGGATCAAATGATATGGAATTTAAAATATGCCGAAAAATAAGCTATTCGACAAGGGGCGGCGCTAAGAAGTTCCTACGTCGTAGGGGTCTACAATATAAACAGCGCACGTATCTGTGCAAGTATTGCGGATGGTATCACAATACATCATTAGACGCAGAAGGTAGGCGCTCAATTAAAGAATTTAACAGCGGAGAAAGTAACGAATGAAAATAGAACTAACACTAGAAAAGCTAGAAGAAATGGCACTATGTATCGTGCAATGTGAACTAGATGAAGCCGAGGCTTGCGACTACATAAGAAATGTAGCGTTTGAATGCCACAATGAAACTGTTAAAAATTCAAACGAAACATTGGAGTTAATCGGATGAAAATAGAATTTTCCCCTACGGCTTATGCGCTATGAACAATATTCTTGAAGTAATCGGCCTTATCGTATGGGTGTACTTAACACTTTACGCGACAGCATTCCCGATTTACCACATTCTACACAACACGATCAATAAACGACCAGTAACCGAGCTCGTCCTATCATGTATATTAATGTGTGTTGTTACAGCTAGTTGGTATTTCATGTACGAATACGTTAAGAGGGTAATAGGATGAAACCAACACGAACACAAGGCCAGATACAATCACACAAAGCTTTATACACGATAGCTATATTTGCACTGATAGTTGTTAATGTATATTTAGGATGGGCGTAATGAAATTAATTCGCTATCAAAAATGGACAGATAGAAAAGTTAATTATCATGCTCATGGGTTTATACAAGAGATAAATTCACACTACATAAGCATTCGTGTTTTTGGTTTCTGGTGGAAAAAAGCAATAACATGGGATGAGTATATAAACTATTTCCCGAATGACTGGAATGAAAAACCATATTAATTAAACGTGATATCAAATTAAAAAAATAGTAACTACCAGCCTCAGAAATGGGGCTTTTTATTGCCTGCAATTTAATGCCTGTTAAATATTTTGCGTATATACATTTAATATGCAATAATGCATTAACATTAACCACTAGAGAGAAGTATGAAGAAGCTTATAGATTTTAAAGAGTTGGTTGCATCTGTTCAGGTTTACGCGGATAGCAACTGCGAGGGTAATTTCTCGATGGCTGTAAGAACATTAATTAAGCGAGCTTTAGCAGCGCAATAAAAAAACCCGCATAACAGACTTGCAGGTCTAGCGGGTTTTAACAAGAAGAGGTGAATTATAACATGGCACGAGCTAGAAACATAAAGCCTGCTTTTTTCAATAATGATTTATTAGCTGAAATAGATCCAATTGGCCGATTATTATTTATTGGTTTGTGGACTATTGCAGATTTTAAAGGCGATATTGAATGGCGTGAAAAGAAAATAAAAGCACAAGTTTTACCATACGATAATTGTGATGTTAAAGATATCGCGATTAATCTCGATAAACTCGGATTTATTCGGTTCTACTCTGATAGTAATACGACTTACATAAATATCACTAATTTTAGTAAGCATCAGAACCCACATAAAAACGAGCGTGAAAAAGGTAGCGATATTCCTGAGTACACAGAATTAATGCGCCAAGCTGTTGATTTAAAAGGACTCACGATAAATCCAGATAAATCTCGATTAAGTCAGGATGAAAACGGAACGAATCGTGCTGATTCCCTTATCCTGATTCCTGATCCCTTATCCCTGATACCTGAAACCTTAATGCCTGAATCCAGTAAAGAAACGCCAGTCAAGCTGGACTACTCAGTTTTGCAAATGACAGAGCAGCAATCTAAAGATGTTGTTCGGATTAGAAGAAAAAACAAAGGCACCGCATTAACTCAATTAATTATTAATCAGCTTGCTAAACAATTCTTCCTAGCTGCCGAGAAAGGCTTTAGTTTTGAAGACTCATTAATCGAATGGGAAGTGCGAGGCTGGAAATCATTCAAGGCTGAGTGGATGAAAGCTGAGACCAGCCAACTAAGCAAGTCAGATGCAAAAATGCAACGCATAAACCGAGACATTGAAGAATTCTCAAATGGGAGCAATTACAATGGATAACTCTGATAAAAAAGAATTCGCTCAAACTATGCAACTGGCATCAATCGCATATGACAGAGAATGCGACCAGCCAATGCTACGGGCTTATTTTGAATTCCTCGAAGACTATTCAGTTGAACAAATCAAAGTCGCCGTAAAAGCGCACTGCAAAGGCACAGGCATAGAATCAAAGTTCTTCCCGAAGGTCGCAGATATTACCGCACAGATACATGGTTCTAAAAAAGAGGTTGAGCAAGCCGAGCAATTTAACGCAGAGGCGGCTTGGCTAGTAATACTTAAGGCGATTAGGTTTACAGGAAGCTCAAGAGTGCCAACATTCAAAGATCCTGTTATGGCGGCTTGTGTTGGGGTTATGGGATGGCAGACAATATGTCTAACGGATACGGACAAGCTAACATGGGTGCAGAAGAAATTTGTTGAGCATTACCAGTCATTTAGTAAAAGACCATTGGAGCAGTTGCCGCATAGTATTCATGCTGACGGTGATGCCAAGCAGCTTGATAACAACATGACAACGATTTTAACTAAGCTAGATAACCTAAAGGTGAACAAATAATGTTTTTAATTGAAGTTATAAAAGATGAATACATTGATGCAGAGACAATAAACTGGATTAGCCTCACGAATGAAATGGTTAGATTTACCTGTGCGGGCGAATCAGGCAACACGTATCACGTTGATAAAAATTTAGAATCATCATTTTTAAACAACCTACAAGCATTGAACAGCGGCTTTGCTAATCCAGAGGCAAGGCACCGCCACATAATCAACCCTGCCACTAAATCTAAGGTGAATAAACAATGAAAAGAAAACACAACTACGTCACAACAACACTGTACATCACAATAGCCATGTACATAGTTGCGGCTGTGTATGCAGAAGTTAATGGGCTTATTTAGATGTCATACAGCATCACACCAGAGCAACAGGCGATTGAGAACTTAAATCTTCAAGCGTCAATGTGGGCTAACAAGATTATGACCCGAAAGATGACCAACGCTCAATGTAAATTTGAGATAGCGCAACAAGTCGAAGATATCGAGGACATGCAAGCCAGGGTTAGAAAGTATTTGAAAGCTGGGCTGGTCACTGAAGAAACCTACGCTAAAAAACTAGACTCGCAATTGTACAGGCTAAAGCAACGAGCCAAAGCAGCACCAGAGCCAACACAATCAACGTCAGGCTCATCCGATGGGTTATGGAGTAAAAGTGTAGCGGGTAAGTAATTAAATCAATCACAGCGCCTTACAAGCGCGATAACGTAACGGGTAAATAATGTTCAAAAAACTAATATTAACTGGATTGTTAAGTTTTTCAATCCAGTCACAAGAAAGTAATAAAATTGCTGAGTTTAAAACTAATCAAGGTGTGAAGTGTGATATTTACGAAAAAGGGGAAAAAGTAGAGATCGTCTGCGATTTGGTGCCATATACTAAAATATTTGAAAATTGCAAAAATACCTTTTTTATTTACCCAGGGTTTGCTACCGATAATGTGCTATGTGAAAAAACGGCTGTTATTAAAGGAGATAAAAAATGAATCATCAGATAAAGTCTTACAGACGCAAGCACGGCATACCACTAGACTTAGAAATAGGTTATCGCAACGTATGGGCAGCAAGAATGCCCAATGTATTACAGATGATCGAACATGGATTAAATCTAAGGCATATCGGCGAACATTACGGCGTTAGCTCTGTCAGCGTGTCGTTGGCATTGAAGGCGAGAGGCTATTCGATACGCAGAATTAGATATGATTTACAATTAAATGCACATTAGGTTTGCACTTGGTAGTTACTTGATATACACTAGCTACACACAATCAAAAAGGAATAATCATGAAGAAAGGCATAAAGTTTGAAGCTGAGTTAATAAAGTTGGTTCAAGACTACGCTGACTTACATTATGGCGGTAATTTTACATTAGCAGTGAACAAGTTACTTCACAAAGGGTTGTTGTCATGAGTGATTTTGTAGAAATTCCAGCTAGCAATATGTCAATATCAAAACGCAAGCCTGTTCATGGCGTTGGAATTAATGACGCTGATTATGTAGTTCGCCCAACTGTTGATGGCAATAAGGTCTTTTGCCCTTTTTACCGCACTTGGGCGCACATGCTCGGAAGATGTTACAGCCCAAAATATCAAGAAATGTCTCCAACTTATAAAGGATGCTCAGTTACCGATGAATGGCATACTTTCTCTAATTTCAGAAAGTGGATGGTAGAGCAAAACTGGGAAGGTAGTTGTCTAGACAAAGACTTATTGATCCAAGGCAATAAGGTATATGGTCCAGAAACATGCTTATTCGTTACAAATGCAATCAATACTCTTTTAATTGATAAAGGTGCCAGCAGGGGTGAGTGGCCTATCGGTGTTTGTTTTGACAAGAGAGGCGGGAAATATATAGCTCAATGCTCGGTCGAAGGTAAGCAAAAAAATCTTGGTTATTACAGCACCCCAAAAGAAGCCAGCGAAGCATATAGGTTATTTAAATATGAGTTGATAGCTGAAACAGCCATTCAACAAACAGAGCCACTTCGATCAGCACTGCTTAATTATATGATTGAGCAATAAGGAGTCAGATAAATGAATAAATCAATCGAAATCGGCGATACTGTTTGCTTTAGCAACTTAATACGCCGCAGTCGGGAATACATTGTTGTTAGGGTTGACGGTGACAGGGCGTGCTTGAGAAGCTACTGCCCGCAGCATGTGACACTAACCAATATACCGACATCTGATTTAGTTAGACGCTTTAGTCGCACGCATAGAGTTATTAATTTTATTAAAAGAAAGTTGAGCAAATGAAACTAACAATTAAACAACAATCAGCAATCTGGGACAAGCGCATTGAAAGAATGTACAACCTTGTAGTCAAGCGAGGTTTCAGAGCTAAAGAGCTGGCCGAGTATTATGGAACAAGCGCAAACTCAATACGCACCGTCTTACATAGACGTGAGATTAGCTTAATCCGATGGCGTCATGAATTCGCAAAGGATATGCCGTTTACCTGGAGTCGAAGCGGCATGACTGACAACAGAAGAAAAAGCGATATTGAATTACATCTAGATAGAAAGGAACAAGGCGAATGACTAACTTACCTAAAACCATTAGAGCGCTTAAAGCATGCATTGCAGAGCTTGAACACGTAAATGAAGGGTTAGGCTTTGAAATCATTGAGCTTGAGAAAGAAAATGACGAGCTAGAGAAGCGGTGCGATAAAGAATTTAAAGATGGGTTCTGGAGAGGATTTGAAGTTAGGGCAATGAACCCCGTCGATAGCTGCATACAAGGGCATTACGACTGGCAAGTTCATCTCAGGGAGCAAGGCGAATGATTCATAATGATTTTGCAGCAGGGTTTAGGGCAAAGAAAAATGAAATTAAGCGACTCAATAAACGCATTGCAGAGCTTGAGAAATCAGCTAATGAAATGGCAATTATAATCTCGGATTTACGGGCGCATTTAAGATTAAGGGGTGAGTGATGGAAGGAATTAAAATACTAGGTATATTTCAACAAGAGTCTGATTGCGGCGTACTATCTCATTATTGCGTTCAATACATCGCGCAAGGCTCAACATTTGTTGAATATGGTTACTTCGAAACGCTTACTGCTGCTCGTGAGTTTGCGTCTCAGTTCGAATATGAAGATTAAAGGAGCAAGACTATGATTGAAATATTAACGTATACTGTAATGGGGTTAATCGCTGTTTTTATATTTGATTATTTGATAGCTCGAAGCAAAATAAAATCAACGTTAAAATTAGTTTCAGAGATAGCCATTGAATTATGCGAGTCGCGCGACATACCAAAGGAGTATTCAGCGGCATTCATTAAGCGCCACCACACAGACCTTTTAAGGTGTTGCAAGCTCGCATTGAAGCAGCCAAATCTAAATTGGTTTGGTGTTAGTGATAGGCAAATGGAGGTTATATCACTGCAGGCGCTTATAACTGCATTATCTGATGACATCGCTAAATGCATTCAAATCAGGATTGATAGTGGCAAAACGCTTGAATAACAATACAATCACTTTTACTGTATAATGTAATAAAATAACAGCCGGATATTACCGGCTTTAATCTGTCAACAACCTTAGAGGAATGGCAAAGAGATGGCAAAAAACAAAGGGGGAAGACCAACAGTAATGACTCCAGAGGTAATAGCTAAACTTGAAGACGCGTTTAGTTGGGGTTGCACTGACTTAGAGGCGTGCTGCAATGCTGATATAAGCAAAGATGCTTTATATGATTACTGCAATAAAAACCCCAAGTTTTCCGAGCGGAAAGAGGTGCTTAAAAATCAGCCTGTTATGAAAGCTAGGCGGGTAGTTCTGGCAGCTCTAGACGATGACGACATAAACACAGCTCACAAAGTCATTGATAGAAAAGAAGGCATGAAGGTTAAGCAAGAAGTAACATCACCTGACGGCTCTATGACTCCAACATTTGTATTTAATCCAGTAGGGCGAGATGAGCCAACAAATACAGATTGATTATGTAAAGAACCTGCACCCCGTATTCACTAAACCAAAGCGGATAAAAATTGTGGTCGGTGGTCGCGGGTCTACCAAGTCAACCGGCGTCGCTGATTACGTTGCGGCTTGTATGGCTAATGGTCAATTGTGGTGCTGTGCGCGTGAGAATCAGAACTCAATTGAAGAATCTGTACACCGTACAATACTGGATGAAATCGANAGGNTAAACATAGCNGGATTTACAGACACAAAAACAAGCATTGTTCACCCNAGCGGNGGACGTGCTTTTTATCGTGGTCTAGCTCGTAACATCACCAGTTTAAAGTCAACATTGTCAGGTGTCGATGGATTATGGATAGAAGAGGGTGAAGATATATCAGCTAACACATTGCGTGTTTTAACTGCGTCTGTCCGACTTAATGCCAAAGATACCCAGCGATTAATTGACGGCGATAACGTGAAGATGCCTGAAATTATCATAACTATGAACAGGGGAACCAGGCAGGGAGCAGTTGCACAAAAGTGGTTGATACGAGCAGAGAAAGAATTAAGCCGTTGCGGATACTATGAAGATGATCTTGTTATGGTCGTCCAAATGAATTACACCGATATGCCTAGGCCGTGGTTTGAGGGTAGCGGATTGGAAGAAGAACGAAAGCAAGACGAAGAAAGATTATCAGTTGCCGCATACCGGCATAAATGGTTAGGAGATTATCTGGATGAAGTCGAGAACAGCATTATCAAACAAGAGTGGTTCGAGGCGGCAGTTATGGCGCATGAAATCCCACACCTTAAAGCAGTCTTTGAGCCCAAAGGCGCATTGGTCGCAGCCCATGACCCCAGCGACACAGGAAACGACAGCAAAGGATTCGCATTAAGACATGGCTCAATTGTTCGTATTGTAGACGAGAAGACCACCGGCGAAATTGATGAGGGTCTAGACTGGGCGAC